ATGGTATATACGTCAACTTTCTTTCTATTAGTATTGTCATGTGATATTGATTGTGCATTTTCTTGTGGTGTAACCCATCTAAGGTTTTCAACACTATTGTTCTTTCTGTTTTTATCGATATGATCAACGACTGGTTTACAATCTGGATTCGGTATAAATGTTTCTGCTACCAGCCTATGTACTGCATAAGTTCTACGTCTCACCATAATTCTCATGTATCCATAGTCCTGTTGCATACGTTCTGTGCCATCTAGAGAGTACACCTTTCCGTCGTCACCAATCAATAAATCTACTGTTGGATGCTTCTTAACCAACTAAACCGCCACCTTTCTTATATTTCAAATAGTAGATGGCGGTTCGCTGTCTGTTACGTTAATTAAATTAAACGTAACAGCGATCAACACCCAGTAATTTTATAGACATTGTCGCCGTACAGGATGGCGAAGGTGTAAGCCTCCAGAGTACGAACCTCCTCAGCGGCGGTAGCGAAACTCTCGGTACGATCCAGACGCAGTTCCTCACGAACAGCGTACAGGAGCTTATCCTTGGCACGAACCAGCAGAGCCACACCAGGAGTCAGCCATGCAGTAATGATGACCTGCAGGCCAGCGGCACCCTTGACATCACCAGTATTGGGATCCAGAACGATGCCGGGAGGAGTGGTATCGGCGGTAGCAGGGATCAGATCATCCTGCTGATCGGGGTTCATGATCAGGTGGGTAAAGTACACGGGACGAGGAATGTTGGTACCCTCCTCACGGAACTTAGCACCAGCCTTCTTGGCGGCACGGATGTCGGCAATGGACAGTTCGCCAGGGGTAGCGGCGGCGGCAGAGTTACCAGCACCAGCCTCCAGAGCGGCGAATGCCACACGGTTCTTGGTACGAGTATGAGCCTTGCCCAGTTCCAGAGTGGTGAAACGGATAACGTCCACCTGATCGTCACGGATCATCTGGTGAGTGAAGCCGCAACGAACACCGTAGTCCTCAGCAGAAATGGTCTGAGTACCAGTGCCCAGACTCACGAAGGGAATCTCCTGACCATCAACGATCTTACCAACGACCAGACCCTTGAAAGTGGGGAAGGGAACGTTGTTGCGAGTCAGTTCGAAACGGGTGAACAGCTGCTCAAACTGGGAGGGTTCCTCATTGGCACCGTCCAGCAGGAGAGGGTTCAGGCCGTATGTCATGATGTCCGCAAAATCGGTACGACCCTGCAGTTCGGAAATGCGGACGTTCTTATCGGTGATATTAGGCATATCTTTTGACCTCCTCTTATTCGATTATTGGTTTATTAAATGCTGAACTTGACGAACACGGGGTCGCCATCAGCGGTGGCGGCATTCAGGGCGATGCCGACCTTATTAGCGCCATCAGCGGCGGCGGCAACCTTACCACCAGCGGCGGCGGCAACCTGAGCACCAGCAGTAATGGCACCAGCGGCAGTCAGCTTGAACAGACCCTCGCACTCGACGGCAACAGGCTCACCATTCTTGGCATCGAACATAGCGACACCCAGAACCGCAGAAGTAGCGGCAGTGGTAGCCTTAACCTTCATATCGCCGGAAATGTACACAACCTGACCAGCGGTGAGGTCACCATCGGCAACCAGCTTCTGCTCGACCAGATTGCCGTTGGTATCGAATTCTGTGGGCATGTAACCGATCTGGTTGCCCTCATTGACATTATACTTACCCATGACTTATACCTCCTTATTGAATTAGTCCTTCTTAGAACCGAACAGACGAGCCACAGACTCCTTCACGCTGTCGGAAGAATGGCTGGCCTGACGGCCGATGGGATCGTTAGCACCGAGACCCTTCATCTCACGGATGTAGCCGATCTCAGCATTGATGGATGCGACGATAGCATCCTCGGTGTCGCCAGTGACACGCTTGGCAACCTGCTCACGCAGTTCCTCAGGGATCATCTCCGCAATCTTGGCGGTCTTGAACTCGGTCAGCTTGGATGCCTGAGCCTCGTTCTTGGCGGTAGCCACCTGACCCTCCAGATCAGCGACGATACCCTGCATTTCGGTCAGCTTGACAACCTTCTCGGTGCCGCCGATAGTCAGCTTCATTTCGCTGATGCGGGCGGAATCCTCGATGGCCTTGACCAGATCGGGGTTGTGAGCCTGCAGTTCTGTCAGAGAGATAGACTTGACCATGCTGGAATACCCATCAGGGTTGAATGCCTTGAACTCGGTCACAGTGGCATTCTTCAGAATGTCCTTAACTTCCATTGTATTACCTCCGTTGTTATTATTTTCCATTTCACGTACTACCGACATAGCCTTAGATGAACTGATGCCCTCCGTACCAGGATTTGCCCAGTCAATAGACTCAAGGTCGTTGACTGTGACAACATCGATATATTCACCGCTGCGGATTACGTCGGCGCGACCATTAATGGATACCGTCATCGGATTGTTAGCCGCAATGCTCTTGGGAATCCATTCACGAAGTCTGGAAGACTTGAAAAGGTAGCACTTTGCGATACAGCGGACTGATCCGTCTTCCATAGTGTCGAGCATAGACCCGACAAAAATACATTGTGGCTCTCTGAACTCAAATCCGTACTTAGACGGATCAGGATGACCAAGGAATCCCTGCACGCCAGGAACCATCTTGTTGATCTGGCGAACATTTTCGTTGTTATAACGACGATTGTTGCCTGAGATTGTACCGCCTCGGATAACTTCGACGTTTACAAATCTTGGCTCAGGGTCATCCGCCGTGATAACATCAATGTTGATGCTTGGGTGGATCGGAACATTGATCATCGTGGTTTCAGATACCATTTCGAGTACCCTAGTGTCACATTTAATGATGTCATAGATTTGTTCGTTCATTTTATCACCACCTTCTCGTTGCTAAATATTAGAGAAGCTTCGGAGAGTTGAAATGTTTTTGGAAGATATTAACTCCGTGCTTCGTCTATACTGTATAAAAGCTTTTCCCACTTCGATATCTGTGATGAAGACCACGGTAAGACAATGACGGCCTTGATACCCTCATAGCACTTATTGAGCATATCCTTGTCATTATCAACGATTGCCTCGGCTACCGTGTTCTTCCAGAAATTCATCTGCTGGTTGAACTTCTTAGACCATGCATCGCTACCAGTCTCTGACTGTATTTGGAATGAATCCTTGGTGACATCAATTGCCTGTTCTCTTGCATTAGCAATCTTAGACATCATCGATGGTGTGCGATTGCCCTCAAGGTATTCAACGGCATCCTCAAGCTTAAGATAATCGCCATAATTGATACCAAGACGGTTATTGATACGGCTATAAATCTGTTCCTCAGAATAGCCAGTAGTCAACATATTTGCCCTTGCCAGCAGACCAGTATCAATTGGTGTGTCCCATCCATCCAGAACAGGTAACCATACACATCTACATCTTGGGTGGGCAGGCAACTGCTCACTATCATCATGCAGGTCATAGATATTACCAATTCTATCGTGGCAGTATGTGCAGGTCTTTGGAGAGTACTGGAATCCATGCCAATATTTGCGGACACGTGTGCCAGTCTCCATTTCATAGGCACTCAGCCTAGCCAAGACACCATAGTTATAGGCTCTACTTAACTCCGTCTGGGCGATTTCCTTTGCCTTAGATGGGTTCGCATTAAGTACCTTTTCGATCAGTTTCTGGACAGATGCACGATCAGCATTATTCTTGAGAACAAGGTCACCAAGTGCGAACCGAAACTGCTGGATAATATCATTTGAGTATCCAGTCAGCATGTCGAATGAGTGCTCCTGAATATATTTAATTGTATCTTCGTCACGGACGATAGAGATTTCCTTGATGTTTCGTGAGAATTTGCGCTCGACATCAAGACCAACATCCAGTAGCTGGTCAGTAATCTTAAAGCCGACATTGTAGTACTCGGAGAATTTGCCCTCAAGTGCTCTCCTAGACTCATGGACAAATATTTGCATCATTGTCTGCATAATGGTGAGTAGGCTCTGCATATCAGTAAGATTCTCACAGCCAGATCCACGTGTGATCATGCGGCTGAATACACTATCCTTACTGCGCTCAATGCGGAATATGATATCCTGCTCAAATTGTAGACATCTTGCATCATTTCTGTCGGCCTGTTCGATTACATAGTCGAGTATTCTTTTATATTCTAACATAGCATAACTCCTTACATTCCAAAGTCTGTGCAACGTGTCAACTCTCCTATATCAAGCAAAGTGTAACGCCGCACAGACTTTATAGTGAACGAGAAACAAACTATAAGAGAAGTGTTAAACTTCTTTTACCCGCCGAGAAAAAGAAACAGGCATCCATAAAAGAAAAGAAAGAAAGCTTGTTTTAATTGTTAGTCTTTCTGTCTCCCATGATCTGTGTTGTGATATTCTGGGCATTGGTTCTGGCAACCCTATCATCTGCTCCATCGTCACGTTCTGGGTCTTGATTGTTGATTTTGGATGTAAATCTGCCGCCGACAGCACCAGCAACATCGGAATTGCCAATGAGTGCACCAAAGATAGCGGCTTCATCCAACATCTGACCTTCCTCAATATCCCAGTTGTGTCCCATATTGATGGCGGCTGTTCTGCGTGAGCAAATGTTAGCACCAACCTTGAGGACATAAGTCTCAGCTTTAGTCTTCTCAGACATGATATTGATTTCAGGGAAGATTAGCTGACCATCATCAACAACCAGTGGGTCACCACCAGCGATGGCAACGACGAACTTATGGATATCATTGAAAGCATCCATAAATG